CAAGGAACGGCCACGAGCGGAACTGAATTCACGGCGAATAATGGGATGATCAAATTCGAGATCTCCGGCGGGGCGACAAATTGGGCCTTGAATGATGAAATCACATTCTCGACGAATCAATATCCACAATGGGATGCTGTGAATTTGGGTGAAATCATTTGGTCTATTCTTACTGGTTACAATTGGGGCACGGATACCCAGGAAACATGGTCTGGCCTTGTCTTTGATTTCGATAGCACACAATCCGATGCCAATACGGACCTGGATTATAATGAATTTGTGACGGCGATTGATAATATCGACACAATAGGGCTTTTCGATTTGACTGGCTATATTCCATATAATACGCAGGCTAACGAATTTCTTCAAAACCTATTGGTTCTTGTTGTCGGATCTCTTTATGTTGGAAACGATGGGCGGATTAAATTCTCAACCTATATCCCCCAATTTGGCGCGATAACCACAGAATTTACTGACGCGAAAAAAATAACCAGCCTTTCTTATAACCGTTCGATTGATGAAGTTTTAAACTCGGTCGCCGTCGAATACCTGGCCACCGAGACCTGGCCGTGGTCGAATGCCAGCCTTGTCTTAGACGGAATATTTATAAAAAAGAATGCGACCTCGATTACGAATTACAAAGAACTCGGCGTTGATTTCCAGATTCCATGGTATACATCGAACGGTCTGCATGTCCAAGATTTCGCAGACAAACTCGTTACAAGATATGGAGATCCTCCTCTGAATATCAAATTTATGACCGGGATGGATGCTCTTGAAACAGAGATCGGGGATCGCGTTTTATTGACGGACACGAAGATGGGCGTCACTGAAATGCCCGGCGAGGTTTCACTCGTCGGACGAAGTTTAGGACAATCGCCGAGGGCTATTCAAATAGGATTGAGACGTGATTCTAATACGGATCAACAATTCGGATTCATCGGCAGCGAAGCAAATGAAGGCGATGGACTTAGTCCGCAATCGGATGATTACGATACGGCCACGGATGATGATAAGGCCTTCGCCTATTTTGGCAGCGCAGCTACAACGGAACCAGATTATAGGATGTTTTAAATTGTGGCATATACAGATTTAACTACTGCGTTTGTCTATAAAGATCCCATCTTCTCACCGAAGCTGGATGCTCTCGGTGAGAATGATGATTATTTAAAAGACAATGGATGGGAAACCGGAACGAAAACCGCGTTCTTTCAAGCCTCGGCTCCTGTTGGCTGGACAAAAGATACGACGGCTGCGCTCGACGGAAAAATTCTCCGCGTTGTTTCTGGTTCAGGCGGATCGACAGGCGGATCTCAGGATATCGCAACAGCTATTACGCTGTTACATGGTAATTCAATTACTTCTAGTGGAACACATACTCATACATATGAACATAGCCATGGGCAAGATACTGATACGGTAACAGATGCATCTCTTCACGATGCTTTGCCAGCCAATACATCCGAATCTTTGGGAAGTATCGGGAATAGACCGACGGGCTCTGGTTCAACATCGCTGTATAAAATGAGGGCTGGAACGGATACGTCCGGCGGAACATCGGGGTCCGGCGGAGATCATAATCATGGAGGATCATTAGCAAATGCCCTGACAGATATTTCCCTAAAATATGTCGATGTCATTGTTTGTACGAAAGATACCTCCTCTGGCTATACGGATCAAACTTCCGTTTTCAGCCATAATAAAAAAACGGATTTTGATGAATTTGATCTCTATCTCTCCGAGAATGATGAATATAATTATGATCGACTGACTCCATCAGGATCAATTGCACTTTTCGGCCAGGAAAATGCACCGACGGGTTGGACAAAACTAACGACACAAAACGATGCGGCCTTGCGGGTGGAAACGGGAACCGGTGGCGGGACAGGCGGAAGCGCTGGATTCAGTCAAACGATAACTCTTCAACATACGCACACAATTTCAGCAGATGGATCACATACGCATACGGCAAATCACGATCATGTCCCTAGATCCTTGTTCGAGACAGGCGGAGTAGCTTTAGATGGAAGAAGATATGTCATAGATGGATCAAATCACTATCAGAGATATGATGGTTCAGCAGCAACAGCTAGTGAATTAAGATGGCCAACCCAGACTACAAATGTCGATATTGTGACTCCGGGAACCCATACACATACAATCGGGAATGCATTGACTGATGTGACTTTGGCTTACTTTGATGTGATTCAATGCTCAAAAGATTTAACGGGCGCTTCCTCATCTTATACGGATTTAACTTCCGAATTCGCCTATAAAAAATTGGTTTCCAAACAACGGTTGAACAAGCTCGGGGCCAACGACGATTACATCAAATATCACATTATTCCTTCGACATCAGTTTCTTTTTTCTATCAAGCAGCGGCCCCGCTGACATGGACGAAATTAACGACCCAGGATGATAAAGGATTACGCGTCGTTAGCGGATCAACGGGAGGAACAGCGGGCGGATCACAGGCAATCAGTTCGGCGATTACATTGTCCCATACGCATACAATTTCATCCGAAGGACATACTCATTCAATTGATGCGCATACGCATTCAGTAACTTCTGATTCGTCTGACACAGCAGGAGTAGCCGAAAGTGAATGGATTGGGACATCAAATGGACTTGATTTAATTACATTCGCTCGTGCCGGATCTTTCAGCCGAGACTTAATGCGAGTTGGATACAATAATAGTTTGGCCAATGAATCGAACCAAACCGTAGCTCATGATCATGGAGCAGCCAGCGGAAGCTCATTATCTAATGTCACGTTGGCCTACGCTGATATCGTTATGTGCTCTAAGAATGCTTAAAAATAAATATGCAGGATACAAGCGAACGTCTAGAAATGGTTTGTCCCCTGAATGGGAAAATATGTATCGCCGGTCGGCGCGCTGATTTTCCGACGGATAAACTGGGAAATCTTCTACAGTGTCGATTTTGGGTGCATCTCTATGGCAAAGATCCGCAATCAGAGAAAACGCTAGACCAGTGGGATTGTGCGATTTCATGGATTCCGGTACTTCAAACGGAAGTCGCGCAGATGGAACGTCATACAACGGCCAGCGTTGATAAGTTGGCCAATATCATGAATGAGGCCAAGGGCTCAATCGATAGACTTACGGGGACGGCTCGTTATATGATGGGAATCATCCATGATCGCGACGAGAAGGAACGAAAATTCTTGACTGAATTTGAAACCATCGGTCCAGTAAAACAAAGACCGATTGAAATAAAGAGGGAGGAAACAAATGAAGACGATAAAAGGGCTGAATGACAAGGTGCGCGTGCTTCTGTTGCCGAATGAAGATCCGACGAAGATGGAGATACCAACCTATCGGTCGATATTCACAAACTGCATAGCTATGACTCGAAAATTCAGCGGGGAAAAAGCTTTGCGCCTCGTGCTAATTGGAATGACGTTAATGGACATGGACCCGAAAGAAGATTCTATTGAATTGGAAGATCAGGATCATGCATTATTAAAAGAAATTATGTCGAGTGAAGGGCCTTTTAATAGTTTTATTATGGGCCAGGCTCTCCAGCAAATAATCAATGCGGAAAAAAATTAATTCATTAAATATGCTTCCAGGTATATCGTTTTACGATATGATTAATCGTCGAAGAATGGATTACAAATTGTCTGGAAATTTCGCATTGATGTATTCCACTATCCAGTTTAACAAATAACAATGAAAGTCAATGAGTTCTTTCGATGGATTTTTAAATTAAGAGAAAAACGAGAAGAAGGTTGGGTAATAGAGCGCCGTGTGTTAAAAAGGCGGGCTATCGATCAAGTAACTTCTCCTGCTATCGAGGTAACCAATGTTGCCGGGAATAATAAAATGACCAGCGAGAGAACCGCCAAATTGGTGGACGCGATCCTAGAGGCGTGGACGAAATGCCTGAGGCCACCTTATGGAAGTGGTGAGTTTAGTCCAGATGATGGATCTACGGACTGTAACCGTTTTGTACACGAGGTTTGCGTCAAATTAGGATTCGCCGGATTTGAAGGTTTACGAGCCAACAAGATGTTTGAATTGATGGACAAGGATGACCACTGGCTCGACGTGTCGGGTGCGACGGCAGCCTATTATGCAAATTTAGGTGGGCTTATTGTTGCGGCCTGGAAGAATCCAGATCCAGATAAATCC